TAATTTTTTTATTTGGGTATCTATTTTTAATTTCATCTATCATTTCATTTGTATTTGATGACCAAATTTGAATCTCGTCAATAATAGTTATCTTATCATTTTCTATTTCAGAAACAACACCAGCCATTGGGTCTATATTAAAATCTTGGCCAATATGGATTGTGTTTGATTTGCTCTGATAGCTATTAATAATATTTTTATCTCTATCAAAGTTGTAATAAATAATACCAGCATAATTAACAAAGGTTGCTAAATACTCTTGCTGGAAAGTTCTCTCATCTAAATCACTCTTTGCTTGTTCTATTTCTTCTTCTAATACTTGGCCACCCTCCAATGTTGTATATTTAAAACTCTGCCACTCAGGGTCTTGTTTACTATATAGATCATAAGCAAAGTTAAAGCCCTTTGGCGAACTGCAAAATAGTGCGTGGCCCAATGTGTCAGATAATGTGGGTCTTAATACCTCGTACCAAGCCTGAGGTTTGATATCAGCAAATTCATCTAGCACAATAAAGTTTAACCCAACACCACGCAAAGATTGATCGTTATCTGCCCCTTTTAAACTAATCAATGTATTGTTTTTTAATAATAAAGATAAATCAGACTCATTAATTCTTTTTACCCACCTATGCCTAAGCATCATTTCTTTAAGCATATCCCAACAAATAGTTTTACTTTGCCTGTAACTAGGGGACACATACCAAACTCTTTGATTTGGAAACCTAGCAAACTTAGCCATTTCTTGTATAGCTAGAAATGTTTTACCAAACCTACGACCAGATATAAGCACTCGAAACCTTTTATTACATTTTATTACAGCCGTTTGAGGGTCAGTAAGTGGCATTAAATCTGATCTCCCCAGCTATCCCAACCATCTGCTTTTTGTCTAGCAAACAATTCTATTCTAGGTAGATCGCCACATAACTCTACAATGTTATCTCTTATAATAGCTGGTTTCTTACTATGCTCTTGTCTTTTACTAATCACTAATTGTTTTACTGATTTAGAAACTCTTTGTGGTTTACCTTTAGTAGCTAATAAACACTGCTCAGGGTTACATCTTGTCCAATAACCCATGCCAGTAAAATATCCATCAGATTTTATGTTTTGTTTGGCCCATGTAAAACCAACTGTTTTAAACGTGAACCCCCATTCTTTAATAACTCTAAAAGCCTCTGGCAACATCGAATCAATAGCCCAAAGAAATAGAGTGCAATCATCGTCAGAAATATCAGAAATAGGTAACTTACAAATATCGTCAATACTAAGGGTATTATAATGGCGGGTAGCAGATCGTTTCTGGCCCTTTTCAGAGTATGTTTTAAATGTCCACGCTGGGTCTGCATATATTATATTGTAGCGTTTTTGTGGAAATGGTATCACTCAATCGACCAAGCCAATGGTTCATCGTCCTCCTTAATAGTGTTTTCAGATTGACCTAATATCTGTTTACCTAGCCATATCTGCATAACTATATTACCTTTTTCAGCAGACTTCCATTGTAGCTGTCTAAGCCTAAGTTTCTGCTCGGCTCTGCCTTTTGTCAGAAATTCCGAATAACGCTTTTCTAATAGGTCGGCACTGCACCCGAAAAAGTCTGCCATTTCCTTATTAGTGCAACCTAAACTAGCTAATTTTTTGATTTGATCTGTGTCTAAATTATATTTTTTTGGTCTTGCCATAATCCTCTTTCCCCTTGAGTATAGGTAAGTTTTTTCTATCAGAATTTATTAAATAAATCTAATTAATTTTTTCAGCTTTTTGACCAGTGAAATTTTGCCATCTATTAATAATAACATCCGCATAGCGTGGGTCTAATTCGAGTCCATAACAAATTCTAGATTGTTTTTCGCAAGCTATTAAAGTACTTCCAGAACCTAAAAATGAATCTAATATTATATCCTCTTGCTTTGAACTGTTTTTAATTAAATATTCTATTAAACTTACTGGTTTCATTGTCGGGTGTAATTTAGATTGTGTTGGTCTATCATGATTTATAATGGTTGTTTGTTTTCTGTCGGAGTACCAGCTATGAGAACTGCCCTCTTTCCAGCCATATAAACAAGGCTCATGTTGCCATTGATAATCTTGCCTTCCCATCACCATAGAATTTTTAGACCAAATTAAAGTTTGTCTTAATTTCCACTTAGCCTCTAAACAAGCTAGCCTAAAATTTAAACCCTCGCTATCACTGTGCCATATATAAAAAGAACCACCCATTTTTAAGTAATTATCAGCCGAGACAAAAGCTTTAGATAAAAACAGTATAAAATTGTCATCTGTTTGTTTATCGTTTTGTATCGTTAATTTTTCTTTAGTTTTTCCCTCGTATGAAACATTATAGGGAGGATCAGTTAAGTATAGATCTGCCTTTTGATCACCGCATAGTTTTTGTAAATTTTCTAATTTTGTACTGTCCTCACAAATCAACTTATGTTTACCAAGTTGCCAAATGTCACCTAATTTACATACAGTTTCTTCAGATAATTCAGGAATTTCATCTTCATCTGTTAAACCTTTGTTTTCTTCAAAGAGTAATTTATTTAATTCATCTGCTGTGAATCCTGTTAAATTTAAATCTGCGTTAAGTTCCTCTAGGCCCTTAATTTCAATCTTAAGCATTTCATCGTCCCATAAGGCATCTTGATTGGCCCTATTATCCAAAAGCCTATAAGCCTTAATTTGAGACTCAGTTAAACCCTTTGCGATATGTGTTGGGACTTCTTTTAAACCTAATTTTTGGGCCGCTTGATACCTAGTGTGGCCGACAACAATTACATTTTGTTCATCAACCACTATCGGCTGTTGCCAGCCAAATTCTTTAATACTTGATGCAACCTTATCAACTGCTTGGTTTTTTCTTGGATTATTGTGATATGGTATTAATTTATTAATTTCTTGTGTAATTATATTCATTTGTATTCATTCTCCATTCCTAATTGATTGATTGCTTGTTCTTTTGTTATAAAACCTTTTCTTATGCCCATATCAATAACGTCTTTATTTTTTGCGGCATAATCTTTTATAAACCTAGTCACTTTGTTATTTTTTATGGCATCAGTAAACATTTTCACTCTATCCTCATCTTTAGTGATAGTAATACCAAAATCATAATTTTTTTTAGGAACGACATCTAAATATTTCTTTGCTGATAACCAGAATGCGGGCTGTTTGGCAAATTCTTTATCTTTTACAGAATGATAATAAGAATTATACATATCAGCTAATTCCTCTGGTTTATCTAGCCAATCTTTCTCAATCTTATTAAAGTTTTTTTCTGCTATTCCTTTACTAACCTTATTACTAATCTTATCCCAGAACTTGTTAAAATTTGGAGAGTATTTATTGGTTGATGTATTGGTAGGGGTAGAGGTAGGGGTAGGGGGGTTATGGCTAGGTTTTTTTGGTCTGCCTCCTAGTTTTCCATTTACTTTAGACGCATCTATTCTTTTACGAATATATAAATATTCTTGTAGCTGTCTTTCATTTTGATAGTGATTTTCTACAACAATAAAAAATTCTTCCAAAATTTTTTCACAGGAAACTTTCTCACTATCAGTATAACAGCTAGCGATTCTTTTTATTCTATCAATATTTTTAGGTAACCCAATACAACGCTTGTTCCAGTTCCAGCAAAGCAATCTAATATATATTCCAATTTCTTCACTACTTAAATGCGATGTACCAGCTATAAAATCTTCGGTAAATAAATACCATGCTTTTAGTTTTTCTTTAGGTTTCGAGTTCTCGTCTATAAACATTGTTTCCCCCATTTCTTAATTGTTTATAAATTTTGTAAGTGATCTCATCTACTCTATCGTCAAATTCTTCTTGAGAATAAGTTTTTAAAATAAATTCGTCTGATACCTTTGTAATAGCTTTTGACTGTGCTTGCAACCACAAACCTATAAACTCGTCTTGGTTTTTATAACCTGATGGTAAAAAGATTTTTTTGTTTTTTGATATTTCTATTACTAACGACATTTTAAATTATTGGGGGCGGGAGAAAAAAGCATTCGAGCAACCCACCCCCGAATCGGCAGATGAAATGGGTTATCTGCCTAGTTCAGATAGCTACAATGCCTCGCTAAGAAAAGAACTAAGGTAATTATTAAGCAAAAACCGCCAAAACACAAGCATTTTTTAACACAAAAAGACTTTACTAAACCTATCAAAAAGATTAGGTTATATAAATAAGTAATAATAATAATAAGGAGAATACAATGCCTAAACTAAACAGACTCTTTAAGAAGATACAAAAGTTTGATGTTATTGAAAATAATAAGGTCATACATCTTTTTAAAATAACTCATCTTGATAACTCTACTGCTGTTTATGATAACGATGGTAATTTAGTTATGAAGAGTGCAATTAAACAAGCTAAGAAAAAAGGATAAAAAATGATTGATTGGTTTGAAAGTGTAATTGATGTGGGTAGCGGTTTTATATTAGCTGTTCTCATACAATTATTTATATTTCCTTTATTTGATTTATACCCAAGCATTTTAGACAGTATGGGTATTGCTTTAATTTTTACATTTGTGTCTGTGACTAGATCAGCACTTTGGAGAAGATTTTTTAGGAGACGTAAATATGAAAAATAAAAAATCAAAAGTTTTATTTCCCTACGGCTATGAACATAGGGAGGTAATTGGTTATTCGATAGATAAGGATAAGACTCCACTCTATCGAATTACAAGAGTTTTACCCAAAAAGAAAACTAACTATAAGTCTATTTTTAGGGTATCAATAGTTTTGCTTTTACTAATATGTGGTGCTGTGTTCCTTGCTG